CGGGTACATCTGGAACATCTGGAACATCTGGAGTCGATAGTACTTCAGGGGAAGCAGGTACTGCTGGTTCATCTAACATATCAAATACTTCCGGAACCTCCGGATCAAATGGTACCTCAGGCTCAAGCGGTACAAATGGTACTTCAGGTGAAGTAGGCTCAAACGGAAATGCAGGGCAATCAGGTTTAAGCAATACAACAGGAACCTCAGGCTCAAGTGGCTCAAATGGTTCTTCAGGAGAAGCAGGTGCAAGTGCCTTAAGCTCTTCCTCAGGCTCAAGCGGTACAAATGGTTCTTCAGGTGCAACAGGCTCGAACGGAAATGCAGGTCAATCAGGTTTAAGTAATACAACAGGAACCTCAGGCTCTTCAGGAGTAGATGGTACTTCAGGAGAAGCAGGAACATCAGGTTCATCAAATACCTCAGGTTCCTCAGGTACAGTGGGTTCATCAGGTGAGAGTGGTACTTCAGGATCAACCGGTAGTTCAGGTACTTCAGGTGCAACAGGCTCAAACGGGAATGCAGGTCAATCAGGTTTAAGTAATACAACAGGAACCTCAGGCTCTTCAGGAGTAGATGGTACTTCAGGAGAAGCAGGTGCAAGTGCTCTAAGTAATAGTAGCGGTTCAAGCGGTACAAATGGTACTTCAGGTGCAACAGGCTCAAACGGGAATGCAGGTCAATCAGGTTTAAGTAATACAACAGGAACCTCAGGCTCTTCAGGAGTAGATGGTACTTCAGGAGAAGCAGGTGCAAGTGCTCTAAGTAATAGTAGCGGTTCAACAGGTTCAAATGGTACTTCAGGAGAGGCCGGAGAAGCAGGGGCAAGTGCCCTAAGTTCAACCTCAGGCTCAAGCGGTACAAACGGTTCTTCAGGAGAGGTAGGAGAAGCAGGTGCAAGTGCTCTAAGTTCAACCTCAGGCTCAAGTGGCTCAAATGGTTCTTCAGGAGAGGTAGGAGAAGCAGGTGCAAGTGCTCTAAGTGCAACCTCAGGCTCAAGTGGCTCAAATGGTACTTCAGGTGCAACAGGCTCAAACGGAAATGCAGGTCAATCAGGCTTAAGCAATACAACAGGAACCTCAGGCTCTTCAGGAGTAGATGGTACTTCAGGAGAAGCAGGTGCAAGTGCCTTGAGTAATAGTAGCGGATCAACAGGTTCAAATGGTACTTCAGGAGAGGCCGGAGAAGCAGGGGCAAGTGCCCTAAGTTCAACCTCAGGCTCAAGCGGTACAAATGGTACTTCAGGAGAGGTAGGAGAAGCAGGTGCAAGTGCCTTAAGTAATAGTAGTGGATCAACAGGCTCAAATGGTTCTTCAGGAGAGGTAGGAGAAGCAGGTGCAAGTGCTCTAAGTTCAACCTCAGGTTCAAGCGGTACAAACGGTTCTTCAGGAGAGGTAGGAGAAGCAGGGGCAAGTGCCTTAAGTAATAGTAGTGGATCAACAGGCTCAAGTGGTACTTCAGGTGAGGTAGGAGAAGCAGGGGCAAGTGCCTTAAGTAATAGTAGCGGATCAACAGGTTCAAGCGGTACTTCAGGTGCAACAGGCTCAAACGGAAATGCAGGTCAATCAGGCTTAAGCAATACAACAGGAACCTCAGGCTCTTCAGGAGTAGATGGTACTTCAGGAGAAGCAGGAACATCAGGTGCAAGTGCCTTAAGTAATAGTAGTGGATCAACAGGCTCAAGTGGTACTTCAGGTGAAGCAGGCGAAGCAGGGGCAAGTGCCTTAAGTTCAACCTCAGGCTCAAGTGGTACAAATGGTACTTCAGGAGAGGTAGGAGAAGCAGGTGCAAGTGCCTTAAGTAATAGTAGCGGATCAACAGGCTCAAGCGGTACTTCAGGTGAGGTAGGAGAAGCAGGTGCAAGTGCTCTAAGTTCAACCTCAGGTTCAAGCGGTACAAATGGCACTTCAGGTGAAGTAGGTGAAGCAGGTGCAAGTGCCTTAAGTAATAGTAGTGGATCAACAGGCTCAAATGGTTCCTCAGGTGAGGTAGGCGAAGCAGGTGCAAGTGCTCTAAGTAATAGTAGTGGATCAACAGGCTCAAATGGTTCTTCAGGTGAGGTAGGAGAAGCAGGGGCAAGTGCCTTAAGTTCAACCTCAGGTTCAAGTGGTACAAATGGTACTTCCGGTGAAGTAGGCGAAGCAGGTGCAAGTGCTCTAAGTAATAGTAGTGGATCAACAGGCTCAAATGGTTCCTCAGGTGAAGTAGGTGAAGCAGGGGCAAGTGCCTTAAGTTCAACCTCAGGTTCAAGTGGCTCAAATGGTACTTCAGGTGAAGTAGGTGAAGCAGGTGTAAGTGCCTTAAGTAATAGTAGTGGATCAACAGGCTCAAATGGTTCTTCAGGTGAAGTAGGTGAAGCAGGTGCAAGTGCCTTAAGTAATAGTAGTGGATCAACAGGCTCAAGTGGTACTTCAGGTGAAGCAGGTGAAGCAGGTGAAGCAGGTGCAAGTGCCCTAAGTTCAACCTCAGGCTCAAGTGGTACTTCAGGAGAGGCCGGAGAAGCAGGGGCAAGTGCCTTAAGTAATAGTAGCGGATCAACAGGTTCAAATGGTTCTTCAGGTGAGGTAGGAGAAGCAGGGGCAAGTGCCTTAAGTTCAACCTCAGGTTCAAGTGGTACTTCAGGCTCTTCAGGAGTAGATGGAGCTTCAGGGGCAAGTGCCTTAAGCTCTTCTTCAGGCTCAAGTGGTACAAATGGTTCTTCAGGAGAAGTAGGAGAAGCAGGTGCAAGTGCCTTAAGCTCTTCCTCAGGCTCAAGTGGTACTTCAGGGGCTGAAGGTACATCTGGGGTAACTATAAGTGGGACAAGTGGTATTAGTGGAGGTGCTTATGTTACTACAAATGCTATGGTAAGAACAGTATCATCAACTTTAGTACAGTCATCGGATTTCACCACAATTGATAATACTCTTGAAGAGGTTTACATAGATGGTAGAACCCGTACAACTACATTAAGAGTAGATGATGCAGCATCAGTATACGAACCAACTCGTGGAGATTACCCTGATAAAATAGTTGGAGGTACTGAAGCTTACGCTGATACCTCCATCTATTTAGGAAGACCCGATATTTGGCTTTTTATCAATGTAAATGGAACCAAATACCAATTCCCAGGATATGATTAAATAATATAAAAGGAAGAAGATCGAAAGATCTTCTTCTTGATATTTAGAATTTGGCTATTAGTATAATTGTTATTATATTGAGGGATAAGAAAAATTAAATGCGAAAACTCCTTTATATTGCCCCCCACCTCTCAACTGGTGGTTTACCCCAATATCTGGTTAAAAAAATAGAACTACTTAAAAATGACTTTAAAATATATGTTATTGAATGGGTTGATTGTACTGGGGGTAGATTAATAGTAACAAAAAATAAAATTATTGACATAATACCTATCGATAGATTTTATACCCTACAAGATGATAAATCAGAATTGTTTGATATTATTAATGATATAAACCCTGATATAATCCACCTAGAAGAAATACCTGAGTATTTTATGGGTGATGAGATAGCTAGGAAATTGTATGATGTTAATAGAGATTATTTTATAGTCGAAACCTCACATGACTCCTCAATGGATATCAATAATAAGATATTCTTCCCAGATAAGTTTATGTTTGTGTCTAATTGGCAAATTAACCAATATAAAAATATTGATATTCCAAAAATATTAGTTGAATATCCTATTGAGTATATTAGCCGTCCCTGTAGAAATACATCACTAAAAAATCTAGGATTAGATCCAAATAAAAAACACGTACTCCATATTGGATTATTTACTCCACGTAAAAACCAATCTGAATTTTTTGAATATGCTAAATCCCTCCCAGATATTGAATTTCATTGTGTAGGTAACCAAGCAGATAATTTTAAATGGTATTGGGAACCCTTAATGAAAGGCAAACCCGATAATATTACATGGTGGGATGAACGTGTTGATGTAGATAATTTCTACCAATCTATGGATTTATTTTTATTTACATCTCGAGGCACTCATAAGGATAAAGAAACTATGCCTTTAGTAATACGTGAAGCAATTTCTTATAAAATACCTTCATTAATTTATAATTTGGAGGTATATCAAAACTATTTTGATAGGTTTAAAACTGTATCCTATTTAGATTTTAGCGATAAGAATTACAATAAAAAAATAATTACTCTCCTCTTAAAAACCCAAGTTCCTAAAGTTGTACAAATATCATCTGAAGAATTCTCAAAGATTTCAACAATAGACCCTTCTCTAAGTATAAAACCTCAAGAAGAAGCATATGTTATTTGTACTTACCCAAATACACAATCTAGTATAGATACAACTATTAAATGTATTAAATCTTTAAGAAAAGATAGTAAAAGAAAAATTATTATTTCATCACATCATGCAGTTCCTAAAGAACTCCAAGATATGGTTGATTATGTTTTCTACGAAAAAAACAACACCTTAACTAAACACACGTTTTATTCAAATTATACTTATAGTACTGATATTTTTGATACTAACATAAACCTCAGAGGTGAAGATAATGATATATATCATGGTCCTGCATGTTATACATTATTTTACAACCCCGCAACATTTGCTAAAAGTTTAGGGATAAAGAAACTCCATTATGTTAATTTCGACTACCTTCTTAAAGATGAAGAATACATCAACTATATATCAGAAAAACTAAATAACCATAATACATTTTTTGGTGAATACGAAGCTCAAGAAGGAAAATGTTATTATACATACTTTTTCAGCGCACATCCTGAAGCAATTTTAAATAATTGTAAGTTTATAGAAACTGAAAATCAATATAATGATTTAATGGGTGAGTATGGTTCTGAGTCAAATGGGCTTGAAAATTTATACTATCATATTTTTAAAAATAATAAAAATAATTATATTGAACCAAAAGAAAAATTTAATTTAGATATTATAAAATACTTTGAATTTGAAGACTATTCTAGGGTTGAATATTATACAATACTACCATCAAATATTCCTAATAGATTTTGTCCTTGGGTTACAATTTCAAATAATATTGAAAATAAATCAATCCATTATACAGTTAAAAGAAATAAAGACTTAATTATTGATAGAAAGTTAAATGTTACCGGTAAATTTATATTTTGGGATCTAGTTCCATATAATATAGACGATAACATAATCGTTAATTTTTACATTACAGATTTAACTACTGGGGAGTTTATCAAAGAATATAATTTTATTCTTAATAAAGATTACTTTTTAAATAACATGCCTAACAATGGTTCCTTTAAATGGAAAGGAGATAGAGGATTATATTTATCTAAAAACTAATGAGAATATGTCAAGTACACCCCGGATGTGGGATCCCCATCCCTCCTACCAGCTGGGGAGCTATAGAAAAGATAGTATGGGAATTTACTGTAAATTTGAAAAAGTTAGGACATGCCGTTGATATTAAATTCCTCAATGAAATAACCCCCTCTGAATATGATATAATTCACTGCCATGTTACTAACCTAGCAGTAGGATTAGCTGAAAGAGGTATTCCTTATATTTTTCAACTTCATGATCATCACGTTTACTATTTTGGTAAAGATTCACTGACATATAAACAAACATTAAAGGCAATTGAGGGTTCAATAAAAACTATAGTCCCAGCAAGATTCTTAGTTGATTATTTCAACCATCCAAGAGTAGAATATTTTTCACACGGTGTAAATGTAGATAAATTTTATCGAAAAGAAAAAACTACTCCCAAAGAACCAAAATTACTAATGGTTGCTAATAATGGTTTAGCAGGTGATAACACATTTGATAGAAAGGGATTTACATATGGTGTAGGTTTAGCAATGTTAAATAATTTACCTATTACAATAGCAGGTCCCTCAAATAATAAGGAGTTTTTTAACACCCATCTCTGGATGTTAAGTTATTCTAAGTTAAATTTGATTTTTGATATCCATAATGATGAATTATTAGAATTATACCATAAACATGATATATTTATTCACCCTACAATGTTAGAAGCAGGACACCCCAATTTAACTATGGTTGAAGCTGCTGCTGCTGGTTTACCTATTATAGCTAATTGGGAACATTCAACTGACTTTCATGGGGCTTGGAGATCACCACGTGATATTTTTGAAATGGATAAAGGATTAAAAGATATCATAACCAATTGGGATAGTTATAGAAACCAACTAACCCAAACTAGTAAAGAATTATCATGGTTAAATCGTTCAATAGAATTAGTTAAATTGTACAAAACCCTATAACAGTATGAAAGAAATTTTAATAAAAGAGTACAATAATTTAATCAAAGTACCTAAACCCCCCCTTATAAAACAAAACATTTTCAAATTTGACTTTATTAAAGGTTGTAAATTTGAAGTATTGGGTGATATAAAAGCAAAATATATTGTAAACTTTATCAACCAGGATACGGGAGATATAGTTTATGAAAATACAATTACAAATAATATGTGGTGTAAGACCAATATTCAATATTTTATCAAGTATCTAATAAAGGTTAAAGATGAGAACACAGGGAAAGTTGTATTTGAACATTCGTATGATGCCGAGGATCAAAAGATTTATATTCATTTATCTTCTAGTGCTTTAGGTGATACATTATCATGGATTTCACATTTGGAAGAATTTAGAAAAATTCATAAATGTAATTTAACTGTATCAACATTTCATAATAACATGTTTGATGAAAAATACCCAAAAATTACTTTCATCAACCCCGGTGTAGAGTTATTTGGTTTATACGCTATGTATGAGATAGGATGGCATTATAGTGAAGGGGGAAAAATAGATTATAATAAAAACCCTTTAAATTTTAGAAAAAACCCTTTATCAAAAACAGCAACTGATATTTTAGGTCTTAATTATAAAGAAATAAAACCAAAGCATACATTTAAAAATACGGGTTCAACCATTGATGGAAAATATGTTTGTATAGCCCCCCATGCTTCATCACACGCTAAATATTGGAACTATGAAGGTGGGTGGCAGAAAGTAATAGATTACTTAAATAGTAAAGGTTATAAAGTTGTAATGATTACACAAGAACCTTTAAATGATAAATGGCATGATTCTAAATTAGGAAAAACATTAACTGGAGTTATTAATAAAACTGGAGATCACCCATTAAGTGAAAGAGCAAATGATTTAATGAATGCTAAAGCTTTTATAGGGTTAGGGAGTGGGTTAAGTTGGTTAAGTTGGGCTGTGGGGTGTCCAACAATCCTAATCTCAGGATTTAGTGAACCCTACAGTGAATTTGAGGGTTGTGAAAGGATATATACACCTGAAAACAAATGTAGGGGTTGTTTTAATTTTACAAAATTAGATGCTGGTGATTGGGAGTGGTGTCCCGAACATAAAAATAGTTCAAGACATTTTGAATGTACTAAAACCATCCTACCCCAAGTTGTAATTGATGCTATAGATCGTCAATTATTAAAATTTTCTTAATATTTATAAACAAAATAATTACATAAATCATCAATTAAGGAGTTATTTTTAATATTTATAATAAAATTATTACATAATATGGCTTTAAATTTTACAAACACAGGAGTAGTAACAGGACAACCCGTAGAAGCTTCTCAAATCTCCCAATCTTTTGATGCGTTTACAGGTGTAAATGCTTATAATATTAACCTTTCTGGTTCTTTATCTGTAACCGGTTCTATATCATCATCACTTGGTTTTGAAGGAGATTTAACAGGTGAAGCATCAACATCAGTTAGTTCATCATTCGCAGTTAGTTCATCATTCGCAGTTAGTTCATCATTCGCAGTTAGTTCATCATTCGCAGTTAGTTCATCATTAGCAGTTAGTTCATCATTCGCAGTTAGTTCATCATTAGCAGTTAGTTCATCATTCGCAGTTAGTTCATCATTAGCAGTAAGCTCATCATTAGCAGTAAGCTCATCATTAGCAGTAAGATCAACCCAATTAGAATTTACAAACATAGCAGGAACATTAACATCAGAAGTCTTCCTTAAAGGTACTGCAGTATTTGAAAGTGGTGTGGCAACAGTAACTGATTTTTCACCACAGTTAGAAGGTAAAACCCTTGGTACTGATTGTTTTGTATTAACAACATACATGGGTACATCAATAAATGGGAGTCCAATTGGAGTAACACTAAATGAGAGTGGGCATTTAGTATTTAATGAAAAAGGAGAGCAAAGTGAAGAATTCATGTTTATGGTATTTTTCACATAATAATAATTAAAAAGTTTTAAAAATGGTAAAAAAATTAACACAGGGAGAAATCGATAGTTTAACCAAGCTTCAAAAAAGCTATGCTGAACTAACAACAGTTGTAGGTAATGTTGAGATGCAGATATTAGCACTTGAGTTACGTAAAGATCAATTTAAGAATAGTTTATTAAACCTGCAAGAAGGTGAAATTAAATTAGGTAAAGAATTAGAAGATAAATATGGTGATGGCTCTATTTCTTTGGAAGCTGGTGAATTCACCCCAAATAAATAGTTTTTGAGGAAAAATTACATATTTATTATCAAAATAATAACAACTATATAAAATGGCAGAAACATTAATTTCCCCAGGAGTATTAGCAAGAGAGAATGATCAATCCCAAATAACTACCCAACCATTACAAGCAGGAGCTGCTTTAGTAGGTCCAACAGTGAAGGGGCAGGTAAATATTCCAAAACTAATTACTACCTACAGTGAATTCCAAGCTGATTTCGGAACAACTTTCGACAGTGGTTCGGATGAATTTACATTCTTTACCTCAATATCGGCTTATAATTACTTTCAAAATGGGGGTACTTCATTACTAGTAACAAGAGTTGCTTCCGGTAGTTTCACCCCAGCTTCTTCTTCTACAATGTATAATGATGTAGAAAGCGGTGCTATAATTGCAGGAACTAGTTTATTAGGTTCATTTGCAAGTGGTGGACAAGGTGGAACAGCCGGAACATATTCAGATGTGGTATCAACTACTTCTGGTACAGGTACAGGTTTAAGTTTAGATGTAGTTACAAGTATAGATAATGGTAAACTATTAGCTACAGCTGATGCATTATTAGCAAGTGTTACAATTCAAATATCAGGTGGGGCTGCAGCAACTTATCCAGGTGTCGCTCTCTCAGGAGGAACTGAAGGAACAGGTGCTGTTGGTACTATTATATTATCAGATTCAACAACAATATCATCAATAACAGTTACAACCACAGGCTCAGGGTTTGTTGCTACTGAAACTATCACAATCCCCTCATCATCTTTAGGTGCATCAGGTTCAGGTGGTACGGATGCAGTATTTACCTTAGTAGCCGGTGATTTATTTGTAGAACCTACATCAATATCAGCTCAAGATGTAGGTGCAGGGTATGCTGTAGGTGATACAGTAACAATAGACTCAACCTTAATTGGAACACCAGCAGCTGATTTAGTATTAACATTAGTAGATGCTGATATAGTAGATGCAAATGCTTTTACATTAGAAACAATTGGTCAAGGTATCATTATGAATAATGATGGTGCTTTAAATTCACAAGGTGCCTTAACTAATGGAACTTCTGATAACATTAGATGGCAAATCACTAACCCATCAACGGGGTCAGGTACATTTAGTATAATTGTAAGACGAGGTAATGATACCACAAGAGCAAATTCAGTTCTAGAATCATTTAATAATGTATCGTTAGACCCAAAATCATCTAATTACATATCTAGAATAATTGGCGATCAAACCAAAGTAGTAAGAGGAGAAGGAACATCAGATGTTTATTTACAAACATCAGGATCCTATCCAAACGCCTCAAGATATATAAGAGTAAGTAATGTAGCCTACAAAACACCAGATTATTTCGACAATAGTGGAACTCCAAAATCACAGTATACAGCATATATACCAGTAGCAGCTTCAGGTACATTTGGGGGTGCATCCGGAACAATTTTAACTGGAACTGGAAAATATTATAACCAAATTAATGGTACAGATACTCAAGGGTTAAAAGGTGATAATTATACAACTGCTTTTAATTTATTAGCAAATAAAGATGATTACAAGTATAATTTAATATCTGCACCTGGTTTATACCAATCAGATTATAGTTCAGTATTAAATACTTTAACATCAAATACCGAAAATAGAGGTGACAACATTGTAATTTTAGATCTTGAAGCCTATAATTCTTCAATAACAGCAGTTACACAAACCGCAGCTAGTAAAGACACTTCATATGCCGCTTCATATTGGCCATGGTGTATGGTAACAGACCCCGATTCAGGTCAAAATGTTTGGGTCCCAGCTGGAACACTAATGCCAGGAGTTTATGCTTCAAATGATAGAACAGCAGAAGCATGGTTTGCACCTGCCGGTATTAATAGAGGTGGTTTAGGTAATGTAATCCAAGCAGAAAGAAAATTAACTCAAAATAATAGAGATACATTATATCAAGGTAAAGTTAACCCAATCGCAACATTCCCCGGAAGAGGAGTTGTAGTATTTGGTCAGAAAACATTACAAACTACAGCATCAGCTTTAGATAGAATAAATGTTAGAAGATTATTAATTTCACTTAAAAATTATATCTCACAAGTAGCAGATAATTTAGTATTTGAACAAAATTCATCAGCAACTAGAAATATATTCTTAACTCAAGTAAACCCATATTTGGAATCAGTACAACAAAGACAGGGTTTATACGCATTTAAAGTCGTTATGAACGAGTCAAACAATGGTCCCGACATAGTTGATAGAAATGAATTAAGAGGCGCTATATACGTTCAACCAACAAAAACAGCAGAATTTATTTACCTAGATTTCAATATACTCCCAACAGGAGCTGAATTCCCTGCATAAAAATAAATTTTAACAATAATTGGAAATGAGGTGCGTTTAGCACCTCTTTTTCGTATGTATAACTGACCCAAACGACATGATATGAAAAAATGCTCTAAATGTAACCAAGATAAGGAATATTCAAATTTCTATAAAAAATCATCTTCAAAAGATGGTTGTTCACATATATGCAAGGGGTGTAGAATAGAATATAACAACAATTCCAAAGATTTAACCCAACGTTACTATAAAGAAAATAAGGAAAAGTATCAAGAAAGTAGTAAAAAATACTATAAAACCAACACAGAAAAAGTCAAAAACAATAGCACAAAATGGCAAAAACACAACCATGAAGAATATAAACTAATACAAAAAAAATGGCATAAAAATAACAGGGAATACCATAAAGTTTGGAGAAAAGATAAATGGGATAATGACCCTAACTATAAATTAAGGATTTTATTAGGAAATAGATTAAATGAAGTCCTAAAGAAAAATAAAACATATAAAAGTAGTAACATTATTGCTCTTCTAGACTGTTCTTTAGGTGAATTAAAATCCCATCTCCAACAACTATTCAAAAAGGAAATGTCTTGGATCAACCATGGAATTATATGGGAAATAGACCACATCATACCCTGTGCTAATTTTAATTTGTCACTCGTTGAAGGACAAAAAAAATGTTTCCATTTTTCTAACCTCCAACCCTTATTTAAAACCACCAAAATATCCAAAAGTTTTGGTTATGATAGTGAAATAGGAAATAGAAATAAGTCTGATAAATTTATGTGATTTAACCCCCCCATCATATATGTATACACGATAACAAAATTAAAATAAAATAAAATATAAAATTATGGCTGTACTAGACCCCAATGAGATCTTTTTTACCGCGTTTGAACCAAAGCAAGCAAATAGGTTCATAATGTATGTAGACGGGATTCCATCCTATATTATAAAGGGTATTAGTGGACTAGGTTTCGCACAAGATGAAATCACACTTAACCACATTAACACGTACCGTAAAGTAAAGGGTAAGTTAAGATGGAACGATATTACAATGCAACTATTTGATCCAATTACACCCTCAGGAGCTCAAGCAACTATGGAGTGGGTAAGATTACACCATGAGTCAGTAACCGGTAGAGATGGTTATAGTGATTTCTATAAGAAAGATTTAACTATAGACGTATTAGGTCCTGTAGGTGATGTTGTTTCTGAATGGATTATTAAAGGAGCATTTATTAAAGATGCATCGTTTGGTGATATGAATTGGGACACTGATGGTGAAGCAATGAATATTGACATGACTATTGGAATGGATTATTGTGTTTTGAATTTTTGATATAAAACAAATATTTTTAAATTGAGCTTGGCTAAAACAGTCAAGCTCTTTCTATTCTCATATATAGTAGAAAATAGAAAGTAAGAAACAACTTGGCTTGTGCAATACTTTTTCTTATATTATATATGTATACATGAATAATAAAGTTATAATTAAATAAAATTTATATGGAAGAATTTACCCGCCCCACTGAAAACGTAGAATTACCCTCAAAAGGTTTACTGTATCCTGAAGAAAACCCATTATCTTTGGGCATAGTCGAAATTAAATATATGACAGCCAAAGAAGAAGATATTTTGACAAACCAATCCTACATTAAAAAAGGTATTGTATTAGATAAACTCTTACAATCACTTATAGTTGATAAAAAAATTAATTATGATGATATAGTTGTAGGGGACAAAAATGCACTACTAATAGCAGCACGTATTTTAGGTTATGGTTCAAACTATGAATTTGAGTATAATGGTGAAAAAGAATCTGTAGATTTATCTATATTAGAAAACACACAATTCGATGAGGCTTTAATTACAAAAGGTATCAATGAATTCGAATACCAACTCCCAAAAACAAAAGCTAATATATCCTTTAAAATTTTAAATGGGAGAGATGAAAAAGCTATTGAAAGAGAATTACAGGGGCTTAAAAAAATAAACAAGGAAGCGAATCCTGAAATGTCAACACGATTAAAATATATTATAACATCTATTGAAGGAGATCCTGATAAAAAATCAATTAGGGAGTTTGTAGACAATTATCTACTAGCCCAAGATTCCCGAGCACTAAGAAACTATATTAAATTAGTTCAACCAGATGTTGATCTAACTTTTTTTCCCGAGGGAAGTAGTGATGACGCAATCATCCCCATTGGACTTAACTTTTTTTGGCCTGACGCTAGATAACTCACCGGGGGCAAGATTAAATTTATTTAATTCAATACATGAAATTGTATTTAATAGTAAGGGGGGGTATGGTTGGGAAACTGTTTATAATATGCCTATATGGTTACGTAAATTCACTTTCAACAAACTTAAAAGCCATTATGATGAAGTTGAAGAAGGTAGAAAAAAATCCAATAGAGAAAGGGACACACAGATTGATTTAAATAATCCAACCAACCCCACCCAACCATCAAAAAGTATATCCCCCCCTACTTATATCTCAAAAAGAACAAAAAAATAGGTTTTTCTAATATTTATAATAAAACAAAGTTAGAATGACCGATAACAATTTAGATCCCAAAAAATATCAACAGGTAGTTGAACTCCTTAAAGAGATAAGAAGAGGTTATGAATCTTTAGGCCAGGCAAACCCTTTTACAGGCCAAACAGCCCGTGAGTTTATTGCAACTATGGGGGATGCTGATGATGCCATTATTAAATTAGTTGATGGTGTAGATGATTTAGACAAGAAATTAGATAATGTTGGAAAAAATGCAAAGGGTTACTTTGAAACTTTAATAGGTTTAAATGGTGCAATAAAAAAGCAAAATGAAAGTCTTAACATTACTAAAAAAGCAACTAGCCAAATTCAAGGAATTGCTGAAAAGTTAAAAGACGACCAGGAAGGTATTAACAGACTAAATGCTAAAGAACTTAGCCAACTCCAACAAAAATACAAATCCCAACTTTCTAACTTTCAAATAGCTAACAAAGAAATACTTTTAGGGAAAGATGGTGAAAGATTAAATGAAGCTAATCTAAAAAAACGTTTAGCATCATTATTAGTAGCAGAAAAGATTACTGAGGGTCATGCTGATATGATAATGGAGATGCAAGCTGAATCTTCAGTTTTAACTGACATAAACCAAAAATTAGCAGATAGAACAGCAAAAGAAGAAAAGATTGCCGGGTATAATGAATTAACTAATAAAGCACTAGACTCAGCTGGTGGGTTAATGAAAAGTATAGGATTTGGTAAATATGCTGATATGTTTAAGGACATAGGTAAAGAAGCTAATGAATTAACTGAAGAACTTTACGACCAACAACAAGCAGCTAATGATTTTAATATAGAATTAAAAAAGGCCCAGAAAAACGGTGAAAGAACAGGTGAAGAGCTTAAAGATTTAGGTAAACTAGGTTTAGAGGATGCCGACATTGAGGCAAAAGTTTTAGGAGATACACTTGTAAAGGGAGCTACAAAGTTTAAGAAGGAAATGTTAGCTGCTTTAGATGTAGCTATATTTAAAGGATTTAAAGATGGAATAAAAGCCTTTGGAGCAGCAAGAGAAGATCTAGCAAAAACTTTTGGGTTAGGAAGAAGTGATGCTAATGGTTTAAAAGAACAAATGAATTTTATGGCTAACTCAGCAGGTGAAGCTGATAGTAATTTAGGCCATTTACATTTTACTATAGCGGATGCTGTTAAGGGTATACAAGAATTTAATGCTGAAATAGGAGGTGCTGTAAAATTAACCCAAGATGAATTAAAAACATTTTCATTATTATCTAATGAATTTGGGTTAACCACTAAACAAGCAGCTCAATTTATAAAATTAGCAAAGTCAAGAGGTGAAAGTTCTGAAGATCTTACAGCATCCTTAAGAGGACAAGTAGCAATACTAGCAGAACAGGAAGGAGTAGCAGTAAACCAACAACAAGTATTTTCTGATATTGGTAATATTAGTGCAGCTAATAGAATGTCAATGGAAGGTCAAGGCAAATCATTAGCTAATGCAGCTTTCTACTCTGCTAGGTTAGGAATGAGTCAATCTCAACTTGAAAAAACATCTTCTTCATTACTAGATTTTGAAAGCTCTATAGGAGCTGAAATGGAAGCTGAATTGTTGACTGGTAAACAGTTGAATTTACAGGATGCTAGGAAAGCAGCATTAATGGGTAACCAAGAGGATTTGGCAAAGGCTATATCAAGAGAAATAGGAACATCAGCTGATTTTCAGGAGTATAATGTCTTGCAACAACAATCATTAGCTAAAGCATTTGGAATGTCAAGAGATGAATTAGCTGAAATGTTAGAAACTCAAAAACTTTTAGGTAATGGGGCAAAATCACTAGATGATGCTTCTAAAGAGTATAATAAAGCTATGGAAGATGGGGTAATAACAGCGGATGAACAAAGAAAAATTGGAACTGAGCAATTAACAAATCAATTACATGCTGAAGCTGCTGCTAAAAGATTTGCGGATGCTATGACAAAGCTAAAGGATCAATTAACTCCTATAATTGATAAATTTGCATCACTATTAGATTATTTAATGGATGGGGTTGAAACCGTAATGAGTTTTAAAGGAGTATTAACAGGAATTGGGAAAATAATGCTGGGTA